CGGATAACCGGGACTCTAGCGGAGGTTCTCCCATGGGGCTATGTGATAATCCTGATAAGAGTAAGCGTAAGAAGCGAAAGCGAAAAACGTCTTACTCGACCGGTCGAAATGCCGGTCACAGGTATCGCGGCGATCCTTTTATGGATTCCGTTCCTATTGATTGGGTTATTAACCCTATCAAAGGAGTCACATCTCCAGTCCCTGGATCCCCCATCGAAGTTAGTCATAAGACTAAAGAAATGTGGGATACACATGGGTATATCCAAAATTGGTATAACCCGTGTGTTAAGGAGAAGTTCGATGGACCTGTGGTCCAAGATCCGATACTGGATGCCGACGGAGCCGTTGTAGATTTCTCTACCGCGACATGGTCGACACGTGAAAGTATTCGGATGACTGTACCGTTCTTGAACAGTGCTCAGCTTGATGAATTATCACTTCAGGCTGAGGCAGCGCTGTCCAAGGTGGTGCCGCAGAACGTCTCAATAGCCAATTTTATTATTGAGCTAATTGAGATGTGCGAAGGCAACATACGTGGCATAAAGAGGTTTTCTGACCTCTATGCGCGTATGATGAAAGCCTTTCAGAAGGAATATCTTCGCTTGATACGTGCTGGTCACAAGGCTATTGCAGCCCGGTGGTTGGCATGGAATTTCGCGATAAAACCCTTTCTGAAGGATCTGCAGGCTATTCTCTGTGGCATCTCTGCCGCTTACAAGCGGTTACGATGGCTTAGAGATCATAACCACAAGGTGTCGTATCAAGACTATACTAGGGACGTTACAGACTTATTGTCGTACGACCCAAATGATATTCTTGAGGGACAGCAGATCTGTAGCGTTACTCACGCTTCACCTGCTGGACAACACCCCAACGGTACCTTCTACATTGGTGTGCAATATCACAAGGTTAAACTTGTGTTCCACGCCAGGTCAAAAGTCTTTCTGGAAATTCCAGACGAACTTCTTGACGATGTAAAAGGTATTGGTCCTTTGTGGAGTGCCATGAATGGACTTTACAACCCAGTAGGAATCCTCTGGGAAGCAATTCCATTTTCATGGCTTATTGACTATTTCCTGTCTTTTAGAGCAAGACTCTTCCAGACAATGTTCGATTTCAACCCGTATGATCGGGGTGTAACCGTTCTGGGATATGGTCATTCTTTCACGATGTCTTGTGTTTGTGGCGTAGGCGTGTATACACATCGCCCGGCCACGCATCAGACACCGCGATTAGCCACATACGACCTGTACAGTCGACAGGTGGGTCTCCCCTTTCCAGAGGAGACTACCCTCTTCCGCGTACCAGGTGACTGGTACAAGGCCTCGATAATTGGCGCGATTGGGATTGGTATGCTACCAGCCCGTCGCAGGTGAATTACACCTCGCGTCGTGAGACGCCGCCTACTTCTCATAGATGGGGCAAAGCACCCCATACCAAGGAGCTAACATGGCATTCACAGACCCTCTAGCCTTGACTGATAGTGGTGGGAACACAGACAATTTCGTCCTCCAACAGCGTTTCGCTGGTGGATCCGATTATGTTCTGTCTACCTCCACTCCTCAGGACAAGTCTTCCGTCTCTTTCCGGCATTCTAATGCCGGAGTTTCTATCGCGGGAAAAGCTGCACCGCCGATTCGTCGGCACCTCGTGCAGTTTAAGCGCGAAAAGTACAACAGTACGTTGGGTCGTACAGAGGTGTTGACATATAATGTCACCATCACTAACGATCCTGCGTCGTCTTTTACGACGACTGACGTTGATGATATGCGAGCGTATGTTGAGAGTTTTCTCTCAGCTACGACCGTACCTCAACTGTTGAGAGACGAGACCTAGAACCGAAAGGTTCTCGGTGAGGTTGTCTCAGGGTCTACGCCATGCGGAGGAATAACCGTGGAAAACGGGATCCAGAACAGCCGCATCGAGATAATTCTCGGTGTTGTCCGAAATCTACTCGACGATATAGCCACCTTGATTGAGAGTTCTCCGACTCTCCGAGACTTGCCGTTCAAGAATGTAAGGCAGGAAACCTTACGTGACTTCTTGTATATTAAGTCTCGAACGGAGCATGAAGGCCTGAGCTTCCTTACCATCACCCTCCCTATTTTAGGGAAGTGGTATGATGGGGTGGTTTCTGGGCACATTGGGGAGATACCTATGGGGTTTAAGCCTCATACGCGCCATTCCAATGGCGTTTACTCTTGTCCAATGTTGTGTCGTACATTTATGTACGTCCTTCTTGATCCGTGTGGTTCCGACCCCGACAAAGCTCGGTTAATCCGAGCTTATAGGTCTCTCTTCTTCTTGTTCTACAAGTTGGAGATTCCATTTACACCAGAGCAATTGGAACTCGCTCTAAGAAAATGGAAAGAGTGTGAGGAGGAGTTGTCAAATTTTGACTATCCTTCGTACTACTCCAGAGACCTCATCACAGCTCGCCTATTGATAGACGAGGTGTTTTGTGTTGACGAGTCCTATCTCAGAGAGATAGAACCTCGTCACGGTCCGGGGGCGGTAGCAGGTGGTGAGGTCGGTGATGAGAAGTGGGAAACCGCTTCTTATATACCTTCCCTCCACTCCGTGTATCCAAGATACGATTTGTACTTTGGGTACCGGTCAGCTGGTCGTATATCACCCGCCATGGCACAAGAAATCTTGGCTTTCACCAGGAAGTCTCCTCGGGTCGAAGAAGCAGTCTCACGACTTCTCTTCGTTCCCAAGGACTCCCGGGGTCCTCGCACTATTTCGTGTGAGCCTAAGGAGTTGATGTTTGTGCAACAAGGTATGTGTCGTAAGCTTATGAGCTTATTCCACAACCGTACACATGGCCGGATCAATTTTGTTGATCAGAAAGTCAATGGTTCAATCGCTTTGGCATCGAGCCAATCCGGTGAATTTGCGACAATCGATCTTCAAGATGCTTCCGACCGGGTCTCGACCAAGCTTGTAGACCTTCTTTTTCCTCAATGGACTTTGAAGTATCTACATGCGTTACGGTCGACATCGACTAGGCTTCCAGACGGGTCCCTATTCCGGGATCACTCTAAGTTTGCTCCGATGGGGTCAGCTATATGCTTCCCCATCGAGAGCTTAGTGTTCTGGTCGCTGGCGGTTACTGCCGGTATTAATATCGGCATGTCCGTCACTGATGCGAAGGCATCGACGTACGTCTACGGGGATGACATAATCATCAAACCCGCTGTCTTTCCTGAATTGGTAAGACTGTATGAGAGGTTAGCTTTAAAGGTTAACGTCTCTAAGTCGTACGTTGATGGTCCTTTTCGCGAGAGTTGTGGTGTTGATGCCTGGAAGGGTATCAATGTCACTCCTCTTAAAATCAAAAAGGACATATCTCGTCGATCCCCTGATGGTGCGCTCGCCGCCGCGATGTGTGACATTGCGACAAGATGTTTTTCGCTTGATTACCGAAAAACTGGCGATTATGTGTTCAACCTGGTGAACGCAGCGTATCCTGGCATAGCCAAGATACGAGGCGGACACTTAGGTTGTCTACATGTTGTGGACCCCCTGTTTGATGGAGCTGATCTTCATGAACAGCTCCCAACCAAATGGGACCCACAGCGTTGCTGCGCCCGGGTGAAGGGTTGGGTGTTGACCACACCTACAAAAGCCACTCACTTGGACGGCCTTAGCCGGCTTCTCAAGAACTCCTACGGAGCTTGGGATGAGCATGATCCATCACAGGTTGCTGTACTTAGAGCAGCAAAAATCCGGAAACGGAACATTCTAGTGGAGCTTTTGAGTCTGTGTTAGCATATAGCTAATACACCCCAAATGTTGAGGAGGTTGCCTGC